CCCAACGGCGCAATAGCAGAAGTGGATCAGGATTGTTTTTTAGGCGCTCTGATTCTGTGGAACAGCAAAGGCCGGATGCTGGAAGGGTTTGAAATTATCCAGTTCAAAGACGACACCTATTGGCCGGTGGCCTTCGATTACATGGACTTTGAACGCCAGTATTTAACAGCCGGTGGCCCTTACAAGACTTGGCGAGGCGCTTACAGTGCCGTGGGCGCGGCATTGGATCAGGTGGAAGCCAACACCAAAGCCATACAAAAACAGATTGCCGACGAGGATGCAGCACGATGAGCGATTACAACGGATTTACGAATTGGGAAACCTGGAACCTGCGCAACTGGATGATAAACGAATACCCGCCAGTGCAGCCGGAAGGCGACACCGCCCAGGAGATAGCCGACAACCTACGAGAGCAGCATTTGGACCGCGTGGGTGATATGCCGGACGGGTTTGAACGTGACGCCCTTACAGCGACCTACGAGGCCGTTAACTGGCTAGAGATTGCCGAGACGTTCACCGATGAATAATTACGACGTTGTTCTACGCAGCGGCGACAGCTCCAAAGAAATCAGCGTAAGAGCCCAGACCGGCGACAACGCCCAAGCCGAAGCCCTGGCCAAAGCTGCCGAGCTTACCCAGGAAACCGGCGAACAATGGCGCGTTAGCCGGTGCGACCCCGCGTAACGTGTAAGCCATGACTTACAAGCCCGCCCTAATCGGCGGGTTTTTTTGTGTCTGAAATTCAGATAACTGTACAAATAAACAGCAATATGATAGCGTGAGCCTATTACGAAAGCGCTTTCTACAAACAAACAGCTATTAGGTGACAAAATGAAATTATCCGCCCTACGTGAACAACGCGCCGCCAAAGTCGAAGCCATGAAAGCCTTGGTTGACGCTGCCGGCAAAGAAACCCGCGACCTTTCCGCCGATGAATCAAAGCAATTCGACACCCTGAAAGCCGAAGAACGCGCCTTCTCGAAGCAAATCGAGCGTGCCGAATACCTGGCAGACACCGAACGCCGCAGCCATGCCGTGACCGTTTCGGACAATGCGACCGGCGATTACGACAAGCTGGCCGCTGGTGTGTCCGTGGTGAAGGTGATCCGCGCCCAAATGGAAGGCCGCAGCCTCGACGGACTAGAACGTGAGTATGCCCAGGAAGCCGAGCGCCGCAGTGGCCGCAAAGCCGAAGGTGTATTCATTCCCATGCAAGCCCTGGAACAACGCGCCAATGACACTACAAGCGCATCCGAGCTGGTAGGTACCCAACACCGCCCCGCTGATTACATTGGCGCCCTGCGCAACAAGCTGTTGGCCCGTCAATTAGGCGTGCGTGTTTTAACCGGCCTGCAAGGCAACGTATCAATTCCGAAATCCGGTAGCGGTATGAGCCTTGGCTGGGTAACGGAAGGCGGCGCTGTTCCTGAATCAAACATGGCGTTCGATTCTGTGACCATGACGCCGAAGCACACAGGCGGCAAAACAGAAATGAGCCGGCAGCTAATCCAGCAATCCAGCCCCGGTATCGAGCAGCTGGTACGCGACGACCTGACCGCACTCATTGCGCAACAGATCGACAGCGCAATCTTGAACGGTTCCGGTCTGGCTGGTGAGCCCCAAGGTATTTTGCAGAACGCCGGCATTCAGACCGCGCTGATGCCTACCACATGGGCCGAAGTTCTGGAGCTATCCGAAAAGCTGGAACTGGCCAACCTGGAAGGCACCCGCTTTTTGTCTGCGCCTGGTGTACGCACTCACCTGGCCAGCACTGAGAAAGTGACCGGTTCCGGTTCTGGATTCCTGGCAGACGCCGGCATGATTGATGGCAAGCCGTACGGCGCAACAAATCAGATGCCAGCCGATACCCTGCTGTACGGCGATTTCAGCCAGGTAATGCTTGGTATTTGGTCTGAGATTGACATCCTGGTGAACCCATACGCCGAACCCGCCTACAGCCGAGGCGGCATCCAAGTTCGCGCCATGGCCACATGCGACATTGCCCTGCGCCATGCCGCAGCATTCGTGAAAGCCAGCGGAGCGTAATCATGGAACGGCGAGCCCTTGAAAGCGTCGTCACAAGCAAAGGCCGCACCCTATACGGGTACGCGGCCCGCTTTGACGAACCGACCCAGTTAGGCGGATTTTCTGAAATTATCCGGCCTGGTGCTTTCAAGCGCACGCTGGCCAGTGATACGGCAACCAAAATTCGCGCCATTTACGAACACGATAGCCGCAGCCTATTGGGAAGACTGGGATCAGGTAGTCTGAGACTATCAGAAGATGCCCAGGGGCTTGCTTTCGAGATCGACCTACCAGACACACAGTTAGGCCGTGATTTACCCGTTCTGGTGGCCCGTGGTGACGTTGCCGGCTGTTCCTTTGGCTTCATTGCCCAGGGCGAACAATGGGAAGGCGAAACCCGGCACCTGACCGATGTGGACTTATTCGAGATCACCATAACCGCCGACCCGGCCTATGACACGACCACCGTTCAAGTTAGAGGCAAGCAGCCGCCTGGCCTGACCTTGGCCCGGCTGTACCTGGAGGCGTGCCGATGAAATGGCCGTTTAAGCGAGAACAGCGCAACAATACGCCCGCGTTCGATACCTATTACAGCTCACTGGCGACCGCTGCCGAGTCTGCCGGCGTAATGGTCAACACCGATACCGCCGAGAGTATCAGCGCCGTTTATGCGTGCGTGGCGGCTATCAGCGAAACCGTGGGTAGTCTGCCGCTGAACCTTTACGAGAAAACCGCAACAGGCCGCGAAAAGGCGACCGGCGAACCCTTGTACCGGCTGCTGCATGACGCGCCCAACGATTACCAGACAGCTTTAGAGTTTCGGGAACAACTACAGCGCCATTTGCTGCTGCGTGGCAACGGGTACGCCGAGATCATCCGTGACAGTGCCGGAAGACCCGAAGCATTGCTGCCGGTGCACCCTGACCGCGTGACAATCCTGAAAAATGCCCGCGGTAAATTGCTCTATGACGTGGTAGACGATGGAGGCCATACCAAGCGCCTATTGGGCGACGAAGTGCTGCATATCCGATACCACTCTGATGATGGAATTATCGGACGTTCACCGATTCAGGTAGCCCGAGACACCATTGGATTAGCCCTGGCAGAGCGCACACACGGCGCAAAAATGTTTGAGCAGGGTACCAAGCTATCCGGCGTGATCGAAATGCCACCCGGCACCACCAAAGAGCAGGCCGCACAAATCCGCGATTCGTGGGCAAGTGGGCAGGCCGGTGTCGGCAACCACGGCAAAACGGCTGTATTACCGCAAGGTGGCCAGTTTAAGACCGTGAGCATGACCCTGGAAGATGCCGATTGGATCGCCGCCCGTCGAATGAGTGTGGTTGAAACGGCCCGATTATTCCGCGTGCCGCCTGTGATGATTGGTGACATGGAAGCCGCCAACTATTCCAACGTGGTAGAGCTGGCCCGGTTCTTTGTCACCAACACACTGCGCCGGCACCTGGTCGCATGGGAGCAAGCCATTAACCGTGTGCTCATCAATGACCCGGCCCGGTTCTTTGTGGAGCACAACGTGGAAGGCCTATTACGTGGCGACAGCCTGACCCGCGCCCAGTTCTATGAGCGTGCCATTACTGACGGTTGGATGCTGAGAAGCGAAGCCAGGAGATTAGAGAACCTACCCACCATCAAGGGCGTGGACGATGTACGAACCCAAGAAGCGAACACTACCACTCAATAGCGCCGCATGGCGTCGTCTGCGTGAGCAAGTGCTGGCAGATGAGCCGCTGTGTGCCGACTGCCGGCTGATGGGCTATGTAACCCCAGCCAATCAGGTGGATCACATCGTTGACAGCCGCGCCGACTATGACGACGACAACAGCCGCCACAACTTGCAGAGCCTTTGCACACCATGCCATAGCCGAAAGACTGCCGTTAGCATGGGCAAAGCATCAAGTGCCGGCTGTGACGTTCGAGGACGCCCTCTCGACGCAAACCACCATTGGAATCACTAGGAACTGAAACGGCAAAAACCGCTGATTCAGTCCTTTTTTATTGGTAACACCTATGAAACCAACACCCAAAAGAGACAGAGCCGACAGCGCCAAAGCTGCCGTGACCGCGATTCAATCCGCAGCCCTTGGCCCGATTGCGCCGCCCAAGTTCGTCACCGTTCGCAAGCAAGACCGGCCCCTATGGAATGCCATTGTTATGGCCCGCCCGCGTGACACCTGGAACGATGCCGATTTAATTTTAGCCAGCCACCTGGCAAGAGCCTACGGCGATATGGCACACATCGAATCACACATCGACCGCAATGGAATGGTTGTGGGTGGCACGACTAACCCCGCTTGCGCCCTGCTGGACAAGGCCACCCGCCGCGCCCTGGCACTGGCCCGGCAACTCAAGGTTGATGCAGTTAGCACCGTTGGCAAATCCCGCGACATTCGCAACGGTTCCGAACTGGAAACCCGCGCCCGTGATGCCTTGCAGGATGATGAATTGATTCCGAGAACGATGCAGTGACCAGAGGCGAAAAGGCGTGCCGGTTTATAACCCGCTACTGCGTGACGCCGGAAGGTGCCGGAGTGGGCAGGCCGCTAGAGT